TTACTTCTTCGCCTCTGCAACCACTTTGCTACCCACGCCGCGATTATTGTATTCCCACATGCGGTTGTAGTTAGTGTCATTCAGATTGCGCTGTATTTCGTCGCTATCGTCAACGCTGCCGGTATTACCCGCAAATGGACGATTGGAAATCACCGCATCGCCCCACGGTTTAACCGTGTTAAAACCTTCGTTGATGGCGCTATCACGGATCACCACCTGACCGTTGGTATTGGCATCAACATCCAGCGAGCGGCCCAGTTGTGCCACGCCATCACCGGAAGCATTGAAACGGCTGTTTACGGCGAGGAAACCGTAATAGATGTTGGACAGCGTAGCCGGTGCAAACACATACGCTTCTTGCTGAGTACGTGAGTTCACCACGCGGAATTCGGTGTTATCGAACACCACTGCGCCGCGACCAGAAACGATATCCACATCCCCTTCAATATAGCTGTTGGTCACCAGCGTACGCGGCTGACGGTTGGTTTCCAGACGGTTCTGCACACCGCTGTTGGTGACAAAGAAGGTGTTCTGACGACCGAGAATGTTAACGTTGTTAATCTGTACCTGGTCACCATCAGTACGCAGTGCCACCGCCGGATGGTTACCTGCATCTACGCTATCGCCCAGCGTGTTTTCGATGGTCAGATTTTGCAGTTGCAGGCCATTGTTTTGTGACCAGAAGACCGCAGAGCAGAGAACACCGATACTGTCGCTGCGTTTGCTCTGGCAGCTATCGTACATATACCACGCTGGTTTACCTGGCATATATTTGCCGCGCGGGTTGACGTCGTGACGCCAGTCGGTAGGGCTCATGCCACCATCAAGGGAAAGCCCAATCTTCACATCAATCGGTTTTTCACCTGTACCGTACAGAGTAATTCCACCCGGAGCGGCAGGGACATATACCGTTCCCTGATACTCACCAGGCATCACGGCAATATACTGGCGCTTGTTGGTACGCTTGATAATTGCCGCATCTACCGCCGCCTGAATCGTGGTATGCGTTACACCTTGAGTGCCCGCCGGGCCGACAACAAATTCAGGTTGCGCAGGCAGGGTAATCGGGGAAGGATTCCACGCTGCAGCACCTGGTGTCAGGGATGCAAAATAGTGTTGAGCATCGAAATTCTGCGCTTCTTTTGCCGACAGAATCGGGCGAGAAGAGGTACCAGGCGCGGTTTGATCAGAAGGACGTTGATCGGGCGGGGTTGAGCTACAGGCGGTCAGCGTCACGCCAAAAGCCAATGCCAGCGCCAGACGGGAAACTGAAAATGTGTTCACAGGTTGCTCCGGGCTATGAAATAGAAAAATGAATCCGTTGAAGCCTGCTTTTTTATACTAAGTTGGCATTATAAAAAAGCATTGCTTATCAATTTGTTGCAACGAACAGGTCACTATCAGTCAAAATAAAATCATTATTTGATTTCAATTTTGTCCCACTCCCTGCCTCTGTCATCACGATACTGTGATGCCATGGTGTCCGACTTATGCCCGAGAAGATGTTGAGCAAACTTATCGCTTATCTGCTTCTCATAGAGTCTTGCAGACAAACTGCGCAACTCGTGAAAGGTAGGCGGATCCCCTTCGAAGGAAAGACCTGATGCTTTTCGTGCGCGCATAAAATACCTTGATACTGTGCCGGATGAAAGCGGTTCGCGACGAGTAGATGCAATTATGGTTTCTCCGCCAAGAATCTCTTTGCATTTATCAAGTGTTTCCTTCATTGATATTCCGAGAGCATCAACATGCAATGCTGTTGGGATGGCAATTTTTACGCCTGTTTTGCTTTGCTCGACATAAAGATATCCATCTACGATATCAGACCACTTCATTTCGCATAAATCCCCAACTCGCTGCCCGGTAACAACAGCCAGTTCCATTGCAAGTCTGAGCCAACATGGTGATGATTCTGCTGCTTGATAAATTTTCAGGTATTCGTCAGCTGTAAGTCTTGATCTCCTTACCTCTGATTTTGCTGCGCGAGTGGCAGCGACCGGGTTTGTTGTTATATGGCCTTCAGCTATTGCCTCTCGGAATGCATCGCTCAGTGTTGATCTGATTAACTTGGCTGATGCCGCCTTGCCCTCGTCTATGTATCCATTGAGCATTGCCGCAATTTCTTTTGTGGTGATGTCTTCAAGTGGAGCATCAGGCAGACCCCTCCTTATTGCTTTAATTTTGCTCATGTAATTTATGAGTGTCTTCTGCTTGATTCCTCTGCTGGCGAGGATTTTTTCGTAGCGGTCAAGCCATGAGTGTAACGTAACAGAATTATCACTGTTGATTCTCGCTGTCAGAGGCTTGTGTTTGTGTCCTGAAAATAACTCAATGTTGGCCTGTATAGCTTCAGTGATTGCGATTCGCCTGTCTCTGCCTAATCCGAACTCTTTACCCGTCCTTGGGTCCCTGTAGCAGTAATATCCATTGTTTCTTATATAAAGGTTAGGGGGTAAATCCCGGCGCTCATGACTTCGCCTTCTTCCCATTTCTGATCCTCTTCAAAAGGCTACCTGTTACTGGTCGATTTAAGTCAACCTTTACCGCTGATTCGTGGAACAGATACTCTCTTCCATCCTTAACCGGAGGAGGGAATATCCTGCATTCGCGCACCCATCGACGAACTGTTTCAAGGCTTCTTGGGCGTCGCTGGCGAGCGTTCCACTCCTGAAGTGTCAAGTACATCGCAAAGTCTCCGCAATTACTCGCAAGGGAACGAGTAGTGGTTGATTTTTCTCCAACAAAAAAGGAGCCGAAGCTCCTTTGATGATTAAAATTCGAATTGTCTCGCCCGAAGGCTTTTTAACATTGGTCTTGCCCGTTCGAAAACGGCGCTTGTCTGGTCAAGTCGTGTCGCCTCCCTGAGCAGTACATCTCTGTTTTTCGTCACCGCATAGAAGGTTTCAAACGCAATGTCATACAGCTTACTCGCGTATGATGAGTTAAGTTCCTTCATTATCGGGTACAGGCGTTTGCAGATGTCCTGCGCATTCTCCATCTGTACCTGCATGTAGCAAAGGAGGATGATTTCCTCGTCTGTGAATTGCTGCGCTGGTTGCATGCTGCGAAGTTTTTTCTCGCACTCGATGAAGTATCGGCGTATCTGGCGGCCTTTTTCGTTGCGCTCCACCATCGCCAGTTCTTTGGCTGTGTCGAGGGTGAGGTGGTAATCCTTGCGGTTGTGACCGCCTCTACCAGATGTTTGCTTTCCCAAATTGGAAAGCAAAATATAGTCTTGATTTTCAATGAATTCGTATTCTGAAATGCGATTTGTAATCCATGCCGCAAACACCTTTTTCACGCCTAAAAAAGCATGCAGATCGCGGGCATTGCAGAGTAGGGCTGTTTCGTTGGCGATAGTGCCGTTGAATACGGGGATGAGTTGACTGGTCATTTTTATGTCCTTTCGATTCGTTCAGATTACCCTGTGTTCAGCAGGGTGGTCAGGTACTTGAACACCGTCGAAAGTTCGGCCCGCATCCTTAGCCTTGCGGCTGTTTTTCGGTATACGCGCTACCCGACCATATCTGAAAAATGGACATAAAAAATCCGCATGACTGACGGGTGCGGTTTCCGCTTTCGAAGGTGTGTTCAGCACCATGAAGCGGAATATAGCCCCGTTAATGCGGATTTGTCAAATCATGTAGGCCTTATCTTGCTGTAAGCCGCGCCATTCGGGATTTTCCCCAAATTTGGGGGAAACTATCTGTGAAGTATTCACCTTTGACGGCAAGTTGCAGGTTAGCCACGACCTTCCTCCTTTGGCTTGTGAATTTGTATCGTCATGCCGCTTTGAGTGGTGACTACAATGACAGAACCAGGCTGAAGACTGTTAAGATTGAATGCTTCGTAAAGCGAATCCAATGCCAGTGCTTTTTTATTCTTTCTGTTCCACCAACGCCATCCCTTGCTACAGGCTACACTGACAATCCACTGTCCACTCCTGTAAGCCATATAAAACCAGATGAGCAAAACCTGAAGGAAGGTTATCCAGTCAATAATCGTATATTTCGCGAAGGAGTCCATCACTTCACCTCCTGCGGTGGCTCCGGTAGCGGCACCCAGTGGGTTACATTGCGGCTCTGCGTTTCGAAGAACTCCTCACCATTGCGGACAACATCAAAAAACTCACTGTCTCGATATTGCGCATAAAGAACGAATGCGCCATCACATAAAATAATTACGTGCTAACCATCTTTTGGCATTCGCTCACTACAGCTTATCCAACCATCCGGAGTTACCGGAGAATTGCCATTTACCAAGTCAGCTCGAACATATAGCGTGTCATCATGGTGCTGATTGTGGCTGCACCACGTTAATTCGCTCAACTCGCCATCTTCTGGCCATACTCCAGCTGTTTGCAGCCAGATATGGGCTGGCGCATCTTGGCAAGGTGTATTAACTGGAAACTTGTAAGTTTGGCTTACAGGTTCGGCACCATGAAGCATGGCGTCGCTCCGCTCTATACCATCCAGCGCGATTCGCAGTGCCTGAATTGTGGTAGAGCTATCGTTTGGGGCTATTCCATATCGCTCGAATACAGCTAAATGGTTGCGCATAATCTCAGGCGTAAGCTCTTTGTAAGCATAAGCAAGAGGCTCTGATGCATTATCCGGCACAACCGACGCAGGCGCGGCAGCATAAACAGGAATAACGTCCGCTTGCTCTTTATTGCTTTCATCTGTTAAAGCCCAGAATAATTTCCCGGCCGGATGTTTGAAAATATAAGCAACAGGCTCCGCTTCCAGCGATGCCAGCGCAATTCGTGCCAGTTCTTCCGCTTCTTCTGCTGGCAGTACAACGTTGCTACCCAGTCCATATGTTTCGCGCCACTGCTGGATTGTCAGCAGGCGTTCTTTGGTAATAGTGGTCATGCCGTAGCCCCTTCTTGATATTTTTCAAACCAGAACACAACCGGGTCAGATTTCATTTCAACCAATCCCATACGAACCAGCGCTTTGCCTTTCCCGGACGCAAGGAATTCACGACGCCCATCACTGATAATTCGCCGATAATCTTCCAGGCTACTGCAATGCTTGTGCAGATTGCATGGGTGGCATGCCGGAACCATGTTGGATATATCGTCACGTTCCTGGTGAAGCATATTTCCAGCAAAACGAATGACCGGTTTTACATGGTCTGCATGCCACTTTTCGCGAAGTTCGCAGCCGCAATAAGCACAGCGACCGCCGAACTTCATGCGCAGCTCTGCACGTTGTTTTTTCGTCAGTGCCATATCACTCTCCTTTGATGCGAATGCCAGCGGCGCGCTCGGCTTCACTTTGTTCCCAAAACCACTTGTGAAGCTCCATAAGCTTTTCGTCAATCGGTGCATATTTGCGATTAAAGTAGGCCTGAGCATCTTTCTCAGATTCGTCCGGCAATTCGCCTGGGCCAAACAGTGTGTTATAAATCCATGCCAGTCCGCTTTTAGCGTCGCCAGTTGCCTGCCATTCGATAATCGCAGCCTGCATGACCAGAATGTTTTTCCCGATTAACAGGTCCAGCTCTTTGAACCGGTTGCGGATGTATGCATTCTCGCTTTGTAATTTTGCGTTGCGCTTCTCTGCGGCTTCCAGCTCAACACGCAGCTTCCCTACAGTTAGCGCAATTTCCTCGTTCTCCTGATCGCGGCGTTTTATGTATTGCTGGTTTCTTTCCAGCTCATCCAGCAGCGCCAAGACGGTAGCTGGATTGGCTGCGGCGATGAATTCAGCATTGGCCTGCTGTTCCATTTGGAAATCTTCATCGAAACCGCTTTCAGGATGCGCTCCTTCAATTCTGCAAATGGGAATATATCCAGCAGCCTCGCGATGAATTAGCGCATCATCACCATCAAATCGGCCCTCTCCATATTCGAGCGACCACTCGCCACACGTTGCTTTTTCTGCCTTAGCACGCAGTGCCTGATAATCAATCTTGCTCACTGGTTGCCTCCTTTGCGCCACATCGCATTAAGATATTTGTTGCCATTAACAGAACCGAAACTCTTTCTCTTAAGCAATTCCTCTCTCGATGGCATTGGCTTTACGCGCTGGCGAATAATCATTTCTGCCGGAAGAATGCCGGGATTGTATGCAAGTCCTCTCATGATTTACTCTCCACGAACTGGTCAATAGCCATGCTAAGTGACACACCTAAAGTCTCGATATGCTGCTGAATATCCTGTAGCGTCTGCGCCTGAGATAACAGGATTTCACGGTTGCATAACTCTTTAACCAGATGCTCAAACTTGCTGTAATAACCGATACGGCTTAGTGTTTCTTTCCCTGCATTCTCGCCTTCTTTGATAATTCCTCTTTCGCTAAGAATCAGATCGTGTTTGGTTCCGGTAATAACGTATTTTCCGAGGTCGATGTTTAGCTTCATTGTTAATTACTCCATGTTAATTTATTCGTATGCCTGCTCTTTCTTCATCGAGTTTTTTTAGCTTGTATCGCATAGCTCTTACTGAATAAATTGAGCGGCAGGTTGCAATTGCTATTTCTTCCGCGGAGAACTTACCGAAAAGTGATACTTCGGCTCTTGTCCATCGTCTTCCACGAAGTCGGCTAACAATGTCAGCGCCAATCCTTGTTGCTTTCGCCATTACTGCTTTTTCAGTCCTTTCCAGTTTTTCAGCGATAACTTCAACTGGCATTGTCGCCGCTACTTCGCGCAAGAAATCGACTTCCCATTTCTCCCATGGAGTCTTTTTCATAGGCGATACCGTTATTTGATAAGAAGTGAAGGTTTCCCAACCTTGAGTTGAGCGCCTGGGATATTTATTCCTGCTTTTAGTTGGTGCTTGATTGCCAGTTTGTCGGCTTTAATTGTCGTTTCAAACTCAACGTATTCAGGAGGAAGGGCGCTTGAGTCGATGATTTCTACAATTTCTGACGGTTTGCGGATTGTTACCTGGTGAATACCTGCTCGAATATTTTTCTTGCCAACCATTTCAAGCGATGACGCTATATATGATTTGATGCTGTCAATCTTATTTTGAATTACTGCGGCTCGCTCATTCAGTGACTTTGCCTCTTCCTTGAGGCGTTCAGCATAACCAGATTCATTTTTAATGACGGAAAGAAGTTGCTCTATTTTATCGGTAAATTCTCCTTCCATGCCTTCTATTGTGTCAGCAATCATCTCTGGTTCTAAATCTGAATCCATCAATTTTGCGTATTCATTAGCTATTTCATACAGTTTGCTCACTGGCAACCTCCAGTTTCGCTTTGCATTCTATGTAAATGGCTTGTATGTTCTGCTGCAATTTCATTCCAGATGTCAGGCGATATGCTTCTGCAAAATATCGCTTCAAATCATCCATGTTTTCTGCCTGAGCCATTTCATCACAAAGAAGTTGTGCTTTATCCGTTATTTCCTGCTGGCGTTTCCGTTCATCTTCGCGGATATCTTCCTCTGATTTGTGCGGCATAACTGGTTCAGTCCATACACCTTCTTCTTCGTTTAGTACGTGAATAGCACTATCAAGACGTGATGCCTTAGGCCAATACTTGCTTGCACGCTTTACGACCGTCTTTCGCGCCATCTCATTCCAGTGATTTACCCATGGTCCTTTATCGCTGAATGCTGCCTTGCTTGTTTTCCTTACAGCCTCAATTTCAGCCAGACTCATCTCTTCCGTTAGATAATCACCTGCCGGCGTCTTAACTGTGCAGTAAACGCCAACGATATCACCACGATCACCGAAGGCGTTGTATTTATGGGTTGGTGCTTTATCAAGCCCGTTTGACTCATAGGTATCGTTAGCATGAACAAGTTTTGCCTGACCCCATGAGATAACACCAGACTCCATTGCAATATGGAGCAATCCCATGTAACTGATATCAAGGCACACCATGCCGTCGCGCGGAACTAGATAAGCCAGTTTGCTAGCCGGGTTTAAGGTGATGCCGATCGCCGCAACATTGATGATGGCGTTCTGTGCGCTGGTTGGATTTGCCAGTGCTGTTTTAGCCAGGTAATCATTTTTCTGGAAATACTGAATTGCAAACTGGCTTTCCTTAGCCCATGTCACCGTCTGTTCAGTCAATGCTCCGCAGAATAACTGCTCTTGCTGTTTAACGAATTCAACGATATTGCTCATGCTGCTTCTCCAAAAATGTGTCTGCGTTTGAATATTGCGAAGGCATATTCAGCCTTAACTCTTTCGGTTATTGCATCCCAGAACCATTCAGCGGCTTTTTCCTGATAGTTACAGTCATCATCTTCCAGCCAGTCGATAGCGTCCTTAGTGTGTTCATCTGGTTTATATGAGCGAAGCATTTCGCTTATTGGGTCGCAACGTTTGCAGAGGCGATCAACTTCACTGTTGATTCGCTCGTAATCTTCATCAGTAAAACTTGCGATTATTTGCGATATTTCACGCTTATCATTCAGAGTCAGAATCATCATCTTTCTCCTGTTCTTTGTGCTGATTGAGCATTTTGTTCATCTGACGAATGAATTCTTCGTCTGACCAGTTATCTGTAAAACTCATGGACGGCCTTGTTGTTTCAAAATATCCCAAAGCTTTTCGAGCAAACTTTTCATTCTTGGTTGTTTAAAGTCTGCTCCGGTTAAAATGTTTTTTCGTGAATGCTGCACCGATAAAATCGGGTTGAAAGGGCGAACCGATGCCGCCCCTGCAATAGCGAACTGTTGCATAGGATGCTCCTTCTGTTTGATTGCATAACGAAAACGCCTCGAGTGAAGCGTTATTGGTATGCATATAAAAAGGCCCTCACACTGGAGGGCAAAGAAGATTTCAAATAATCAGAACAAGTCGGCTCCTGTTTAGTTACGAGCGACATTGCTCCGTGTATTCACTCGTTGGAATGAATACACAGTGCTTATTCGTACTAATAAAATACCCAATTTTCTGTTTCTTGGTTGTGTCCAAAGTTATATTCAATATCTGGTGTTGATGTATCAATATTCTTCATACCATCAACAAGAGTTGATACAACAGCCAAATCTTGTTTGATTCTCATTAAATGGTATTTCTTCCGGCGCAATAAACTTTCAATGGCAAGTTTCTTCGTTGGGAATGCAAAAGATCTTTCTGCATTTTTTGCTACTTTCTTAATTGCATATCTATTTCTCCTTTGTTTCCATTCCTGTAACCACTGATTTGGTGCTGGTTTAAAATTAACAATCCAATGCGCAGGAACCAACCATGCATAATGCTCTGTCTGATGAAAAGCTATATATTGAAGTGCGAATATTTTTATCCCATCTTCTTCAACTGTCGCCTGGAATCTCCAGAAAACAGGCATTCCATCATGTTCAGTTTCTGATTCAGGAAAAGGTACGCTCCATGATTTTGTCATATATCACCTCAAATAAGTGGTTTGCTGCCTAATTTCATTTTCTGGCGACCAACACAAGTCATCTTGCTGTCAGTTGTTTGGATTTCCGGTAGCCTGCCGCGTAAAGAGCTACATTTGGAAGACATACACCAGTTTCTGGTTGCTTATGTCCAAACTCATTCGCGTACACAATGGCCGCTCGCTCCAGATTGCGTCTGTATTCTTCCTGCTGCCAGATCACGTCCTGTGCCATGAACTTAATTGGCTTAGCGTCTTCTATGCGATCAGGCGTTTCGTGAGTACCTTTAGCCTGAATCTGCGCTCTACTTAGAGTTGGGCGGTGTAATACTTCTGAACTTATTGCTTCTTCGCGGGCCAGTACGCCGTTAGCTAATGCCTTTGCCTTTAAACGCTCACGACGACGAGAACGAGAATTGCCTTTGAACTGAGTTCTGCGTGTCATATGGAACCTCCTGATGAACTTTGGCGGTGAATACAGCCGGGCGACTAACTCCGGTCGCGTAATCATTGCAAAGCGCCTCCGCCGAGAAGGTTAGCTTCTGCATTCACCCCAAAGTTCACTTTGGTTATTGCGCTTTGTCAGCGCCGTAGATTCATATTCGAATCGTTGTATATTCACCGCCCTGGTGAGTAGTGCGTCCTGCTGATGGGTGAACTTTATCGGAATGATAAATTAATGGCAATAGCAAAATGATAAATTCTCTTGGTTTTCAAATATCGTATTGATTCTTATGGTGTTTTATTTTGTTGTAGGAATTCGACAGGATAAATAAAGAGATTTGAGGGAGATCTGGATTGCGTTGTTTAGCAAGTTGTATCTATTTATTTTTCAACAAATACAATTGGTTATGTGTTTTTAGGTGTGGGGATCGTGAGGCAAAGAAAACCCGGCGCTGAGGCCGGGTGGGGAATTTCACTTATTACTGTTCGTTTCCATGGGATTGGCCAAGAAATCAAAATAAGGCAGAGTGAACCTACCAAGGTTTGACATGAGGATAATTTGCTCGGCATATGTTTTTATATAGGGATATGCCATATTGGGAGCAATGGACCTTACCTCATATGATTTTGCCATTTCATGAGAAAAATCATCTTCTGACCGGAAGTCAAAGTCGTATGTGATGTCCATCTCAAGCCTGCCTTCAATAGTTACGGAGGCAAAATATCTCACTCTAAATAGCTTTGAATCCTTCACATTAGTGTAAAGTTCATTATTTAGATTAACGGTTGTTTTTATGGCTTTTTTTGCTGTTGAATCGCCTTCTAGCCGTGTCATAACCAAGCGTTCAACTTTTTTGCTAATGAGTTCAATTTTCATGGTAATAATAAGTAATTTCCGTCAGAAGTCATTTCGTCATTCAGGTTGCTAGCCGCTGTGAAACTTGATGACAAGTTACTTATCAAAGAAAAAACATTCCGTTTTTCTTTGCATTTGCCATTACCCCTTACTGCGCTGAACAACATTTTTGAAAAGTAAGATTCTGTAGCCTTTTCAGCGAAATAAGCAGAAGGTGATGTGACGGCTGACTCACACCGAGCAATGACGCTAGTCATGGCTGTTTCTTCTTCCTCTGCGTCAACTAGGCTCCATTCAATTGCGCTCATATCTTGAATTAAGATATCTGCAGGAATTCCAAGTCCGTCATGTAGTCTACGGATCATTGAAAGACTTAATGGACGCTTACGATTTAAGACCTCAGATACTTTAGATGCTGAGCCAATGTATTGTTTCATATCGGCATAAGAGAGGCCTTGTTGATCCATACGGAACTTGATTGCTTCTATGGGATCTGGCTTGTCCATAGGGAACTCGCGTGACTCATAGTGCTCGATAAGCAAGCCTAGTAGTTCAAACTCATCAAAATCTTCAGTTCCAGGTTGTAAATCACTAGACGCAAGTTCAATGAGCCTTTCCATAGCTGCAGCATGCTCTTCACTATTTTTAATGATGCGCCAGCTAGTTCGATTCATTTAAGCCTCCACTTGTCGTACTCTGCATGAGTTCCAACTCTTTCAACTATGACCATTCCTGCCTGGTAAACAACTTGGACAACGAGCCGATAGTTATTGCCTTTTATATTAAAAATTACCCTGTTGTTAGGAAGGAAGTCGGCAGAATTAAATCTATTCCGTATGTCTTGAGTCGTTTTCCAGTTTTCTCTTATCACTTCATCATACCAAGAGTCTAAAGCCCCCTTGGCCTGATTGTGCTTCCGGCTAAAACTGTGAAGCTTCTCTACGTTTAAGACCTTCATAATCCGATTTTGTTCCCTCTTTGGGAATTATAGATTCATTTCCCATAAAGGGAATCTGTATTTTTATCCAGAAATGCTATGTACATCACCCAAACGTCTCTTCAGGCCACTGGTTACCAGCTATGTGACGATGAAGTCACGAACTTTTCAGCCACTCCCTTGCCTCGATGTCATCCAGATGGCGAGATTGCTTCAGAATACCAGCCACATACTCCACCTTTGCTACTTGATGATAAGGCAACGTTATTGGCCTGTGGTCCTGGTTGATGCTTGTAAATTGGTATTCTCCGTCTCTGTCATAGCCAAGAACTTTGATCATGTTGTGTCCTTCAACAGTTCTGACAAACACCTCATCACCCGGGAATACTTTGGTGTTAGGCTCAATGAGTACATATTCTCCTGATTTTATTCTGGGCCACATGCTGTCTCCTTTCACACGAAGACCAAAGGCATCTGGATCATCGCTATAAATTTTGAGCCACCCATCGCGCTCTTCGGTCATCTCGATGGCACCATCAACACCAAGAATTGCCTCACCAACCACGCGCACTAACCCTTTTCTTACCTGACCGACAAAAGTTAAAGAATCTGAGCATGATGCAATTGGTGTTACATCATGTACCAAATCAAGCCACCCATTAGGTAACCCAAGCGCGGCTTCAAATTTTCTTGCTAGTTTATCCCCTATGTTTCGAGTGCTTTTTTCACCGGAGACTTGCGTGAGTTGAGAAGGGCTAACCCCAAGCTTATCGGCAAAGCTTGCATTAGTGTTACCCGCGATTTTTTTATGCTCATCTAGCAAAAACGCCAGATTCGATTTGCGAATATCTTTGTTTTCCATCTCACAATTTTCCCTCTATTTAGCAAATGGATAAATACGCAATATGATAAATTTACATTGCGGATGATTTATCAAAATGGTAAAGTTGTTCTGTGTGATAAACGGAGGCACTAATGAGTAATGAACTACTACGCTGGCGAAAAGAGGCTTCTAGTGAGGAATGGAAGCGACTCGCCGCATTAGCGAAAACTTCAGTTGGCTATCTTGACCAGATTGCATATGGATTTCGAAGAGCTTCCCCTGATAAAGCGAATGCAATCGAAGAAGCTACTCGTAATTTCACGGGTTATAAACCTGTGAAAAAGGAAAACCTAGTGTTCGTATCGCGTAGAGCATCGGCTGCATAAGTAACACCGCTATTTTCACAATGGACATTCGTCCTACGTCGCTGACAAAGCGAGTCCCAATATATCTGACCAACTAAGGCCATATGCGTTTCCACGCATACCTTTCAACTAGCTATTCACTATTGGAAATCTTAAGAAATGGAACAAACAAGTTACAGCAAACTATCACAGCGAGAAATTGATCGCGCTGAAACTGATTTACTCATCAACCTGTCAACGCTTACCCAGCGCGGTCTGGCAAAGATGATTGGCTGTCATGAATCGAAGATAAGCAGAACAGACTGGAGGTTTATAGCTTCGGTCTTGTGTGCTTTTGGCATGGCATCAGACATCAGTCCGATTAGCAGAGCATTTAAGTATGCATTGGATGGAATCACAAAGAAAAAATCCCCGGCTGCCACCGAGGATTCTGAGCAAATTGATATGCAATTCTGAGGGAATTACTGGATCAATCCACAGGAGTAATTATGACAAAACAACTCAGTCCTTACCAGGACAAAATTCACAAACACATACTACGTGATCGCTTCCTGTCCAGCTTCAAGCAGCCTGGTCGATTCCGGGCTGAGTTGGAAAAAGTGAAGCTGATGCAGAAGGAGAAAGGTCATGAGTAACATATCTAATCTAGCCGAAGCCAGAGAGGCCAGAAGGCTACAACAACCGCATCAAAGCAGCGGTAAGGGGTATGCCTTGCTGCACCGTAAAATTATGGATGTGCCGTTTTACAAGGACGCAGAAGCAGCGCATCTGTGGGTTCACTTAATCCTCAAAGCAAAGCATACGCCTGAGTATGTAATGACTGACGCAGGAGAAATTCTGGTAGGCAGAGGGAAGCTACTTGGCGGTAGAAACTCTCTGGCGTTTGAAACAGGACTCAAACCAGATCGCGTTCAGTACCTGCTTAGAAAGTTCAAAAAACTCGGCATGATTGACTGGGTTTCACACGGTAAATTCTCAGTTTTCTCGGTAGAGAAATATGACGATTATCAGTCAAATTTTGTACCAGCAGATTACCAGCAAATTACCACAGATAAAGAATATAATAATATTATCTCTAATACTGACGTATTAGAGAGTGCCACAGCAGACAAAAAGTCTGACAAGAAAAAACCTTCCGTTAGCTGTCAGGATGTTGTCGATGCTTACCACGAAATCCTTCCTGAAGCGCCAAGAATCCGCGCACTGAATGACAAGCGTAAAAACCAGATCCGAACGTTCTGGCGCAAAGCCGGAGTGATAACCCGCCAGCTTGACGGGCATGGGTTCACGATGCAGGACTGGAGAAATTATTTGAGCTACGTAGGCGAAAATTGCCGATGGATGTTCGAAGAACGCCCAAACCATCAACGCGGAACCGTCTGGCACAAAAAGGGATTTGATTTCCTGCTTAACGACAATACCTACCTGAAAGTTCGTGAGGGTGAACACGATGACCGATAATTTTTATGCGCCGCCCCATAGCATCGAGGCAGAGCAGGCGGTTATTGGTGGATTGCTTCTGGATGATGACAGCAGTGAGCGCGTCCGGAAAGTTCTGGCGATGCTGAAGCCTGATTCATTTTACAGCCGACCACACAAAATCCTTTTCGAAGAAATAACCAGAATGCACCGGGAGCAAAAGCCAGTAGATGGGCTGACGCTTTTCGATGAACTGGAGCGCAAATCGTTAACGGCGTCTGTTGGCGGTTTTGCTTATATCGCTGAGATCGCAAAGAACACGCCAAGCGCCGCAAACATCGTTGCCTATGCAATGCAGGTTCGTGAAACCGCAATGGAACGCTACGCCATCAACCGCATGACTGAAGCGACGGAATTGCTCTATTCCCGCAACGGAATGACTGCAACGCAGAAGTACGAAGCTATTCAGTCGATTTTCACGCAACTGACAGACCATGCAAAAACCGGATCGCGTCGCGGCCTTCGCTCATTTGGTGAGGTCATGGAAGACTGGGTTAGCGACCTTGAGAAGCGATTTGACCCGTCAGGCGAACAACGAGGAATGAGCACAGGGATCCCATCGCTGGACAGGATGCTGTCACCGAAAGGTCTGGTGAAAGGCTCTCTGTTTGTCATTGGCGCTCGCCCTAAGATGGGGAAAACGACGCTATACAGCCAGATGGCAATCAACTGCGCAGTGCATGAGAAAAAGCCCGCTCTGATGTTCAGCCTTGAAATGCCCGGTGACCAGATACTGGAAAAACTGGTAGGACAGAAGTCAGGTGTTAACCCGAATATTTTTTACCTTCCGGCGACAAATGACGCTGATGACGGCTATCAGGGTGATTACGATGGTGACTTCAACAGGGCGATCGAAACAGCCAATCGCTTGAGTGAAATCGACATGCTTTACATCGACGACACGCCGGGATTATCTCTGGCTCAAATCGTCAGCGAAAGCCGTCGAATCAAGCGAGAAAAAGGATGTGTTGGCATGATTCTGGTCGATTACCTGACACTAATGACCGCTGAGAAGGCCGATCGCAACGACCTTGCTTACGGCATGATCACCAAAGGACTGAAGAACCTTGCCAAAGAGCTTGATTGCGTTGTTGTGCTTCTGACGCAGCTTAACCGCGCACTGGAAAGCCGAACCAATAAACGCCCACTACCAAGTGACTCACGAGATACAGGGCAGATTGAACAGGATTGCGATTATTGGGTGGGGATCCATCGTGAAGGTGCTTTTGATGACAGTGTTCCACCTGGTGAAACCGAACTAATCCTTCGTCTCAATCGTCATGGCAATACCGGCACGGTGTATTGCATTCAGGCAAATGGCGCTATTTATGACACAGACCAACAGTCTGCTGAAATGCGCCGCCGTGAACGCGAGGAGCCGCAGTCCAAGAAGAAAGGAGGATTCTGATGACCATCTACATCACTGAGCTAATAACAGGCCTGCTGGTAATCGCAGGTCTTTTTATTTGGGGGAGAGGAAAGTGTGGCTGACTGGCAAATTCCAATCATCATTCTTGCCGGAGCTTCGCTGGTTGCTGGCTTTATCCTGCTGAAAAAGCATAAAGACCGTGATCAAAAAGTCGAAGTTCTCTATGGGTATCCAGCGAACAGCACAACATGGCTGACCATTTACCACTACCGAAAATCAGGCCGCTGGGTATTCGAATGGGATGATCTGTTCGCTGAAAAGCGACCAAAGTCATGGGGAGACATCAGCGAATGCATGATGTTTGAAGAAAGAAAATCCGGCGCAACCAGAGATGAGTTTAACGAAGCGTGGGCGCGATTAAGTGAGAGAGGGTATTTGTGAGCAAGTACGAAAAATTAGATCAAAACATTCTTTCAATGCTGAGTGAAAGACCAACACCTGTTTTTGATATCTGGCTTAAATGGCGGAGCAATGGAATGTATATCGAAACCATCGATCGCCGTATGCAATACCTGAGAAAGAAAGGGCTTGTTGCAAATGTGCGTGGGAAGGGGTGGGTGAAAATTAACCTGTCATAACGGGGATTGATATGGACGATAACTTAGAAATATTTGAAGAGTGGTGCGCTGATGAACTTGGTGTCTCCGCTTACTTCATTCGACAAATGCGAAGCAAGAATATTTTGGGCGTGATTGAGTATAAACGAGTTGAAATAAACAAGAGATACAGGGCTTGGATGGCCGCAGTTCGCGCCGCCGGAGTCAAAGTGAAGGAGTGAGTATGAGCGCATACGAAGAAATCATGTTAGCCCTGCGATTCTTTTTCGGTGTGGAAGAAGATGAAAACGTAAATGAGATTATCGGACAAGACCATGACCCGATAGGGACTATTGCAGCTGCACTTGACGATTACAGGAGCGTAAATGGTGAGGAAACTAACGTTTGAACTAAGAAGCCCCATCCATCAGCAGAACGCCATTCAAGCTATCCAGCAAATCCTTCCAGAC